TAAGACCAATAGTAAAAGATGTATTAAAAATTCATAAAATGCGGTTTCAATTAACTGACCATGACATAGATGCTAATCATTTAAAAATTGGAGATTTAGCAGAAAAGCTAGGTTGCAGAGTTCAAGCAGTTAATCAACACCCTGAATACACTAACGATTATTTAGTAAATGAAGCTAAATATATATTAAGTGTGGAGTTAGAATGGGTTGATGATGATCCAAGCAATAAAGAATATAGGAATACTGTTAAACAATTAAAAAGATTTATAAACAAATGGGCGGTGGCGTAAGCCACCCCTTACAAAGGAAACGAAATGGTTAATTATGTATGGCAAAAAAGAGATTCTTCAACTGGCGTTATTATTGATGTTGAATTATCTGTTATAGAAAAAGATTTAGAAAAATTAGGTTATCCCAAAGAAGATGATGGCAGTTATTTTAATGGTAAAGAAGCAAATATTTGGCGAGCATTTGACCATCCACATTGGGTTAGAGTGACTAAAGAATATTGCTATCGTAAACACGCAATAAGATAATGTTTGAATTTGTTTTAATTGTTGTTTTAAATGGTGAACCTAAATATGCAGGCAATATAGCCAGTTGTGATTTAGCTGATGAATATGTAAAAGTTCATTATAAACAAGCAGAAGAAACTAGATGTTTACATAAAGATTTTATTAATTTGCCTAAAGATTTAAAAATGAAAGATATTTATTTGCAATTTGATTAAAAATAATTTAAAATGCTTTTACTAACTTGGAAACGAAAGGAAACAATATGAAAGAATTAATTTGTGCAGTAGCAATAGTAATATATGGGTTTGCTTGTATGTATGGCATAACCTACTTGCTAGGGGGGTTTTAAATGACTATCTCAACCGCAGTATTACTTCAAAATTCAATTCTAATTGATGAAGATGAATTTGATGATGAAATAAATCCGCTAAGTATTAGTGATTTAGTAGAGCAATTTCTTACTTTTGATGCTAAAAACTTTAGCGAATATAGCAACCAATCGCCTTACCTGGCTGACATGGTGCATAAGATACTCTATGATTCAGAAGATGATAAATTAGGTCGTATTAAAGATTTATTTGACCATGAGATTAAACAAATAGCTAACTTTGTAGAAAAAAGCCATGAGTTTAATAGCACTGCCAAATACATTTTAAACGAAACTTTAAACACATAAGATAAGAAGGAAACTATTATGATTACAAGTGATAGCATTAAAGCTATTGCGGAAGCATTACTTACCGCTCAAAAAGAAATAAAACACGCAATTGAAGATTCAGAAAACTCTCACTACAAACAATCCTACGCTACTATAAATTCTGTTATTGAAGCAATTAAAAAACCACTTAATAATGCTGGCATTGTATTTATGCAAACTCCCAGTTTAAGTAATGATGGTAAATTGCATTTAACTACTCGTTTATTACATAGTTCAGGTGAGTGGATACAAGATACAGCAGTATGCCCATTACAAAAAAATGATCCTCAAGGTCTAGGCAGCGCAATTACTTATTTGCGTAGATATTCTTTGTCTAGCATTATTGGATTATATAGCGCAGACGATGATGGTGAAGCTACTCGTATGGATGCAGAAGATTATATTATCAAAATAAACTCCAGTAAAAATTTAGAAGAATTGCAAAAGAATTTTGCATTAGCCATATCAGAAGGAAGTAAATCTAAATCTTTTGTTAATGAAATTGTAAAAGCAAAAGATAGTATGAAAAAACTTTTATCGGAAGGGGAATAATATGGATTTAATTATTAACTCAGTTTATGAAGGTCTTAAATTTACATCAGACGATTTAATGAAATATGAAACAATGCAAACAAAAATCCAAGAAATTAAAAGAAAAATGGGCAGCAAATATATTTTTCATCCTGATTACAAAAGGAAGCCTATATGGATATAAAAGACATTGTTCAGGGATCAGATGCCTGGCATGAATTACGCTTAGGAAAAATTACCGCTTCAAATTTGAACCATGTTTTAGCAGTTGGTCGTAAAGGTGGTGAAAGTTTAACTCGAATTAAATATAAAAATGACCTCATACGAGAGCGTTTAACGCATAAATATGTTGAAGGGTATACCAATGCCTCAATGGAACGCGGAAATGCGCTAGAACCGCTTGCAAGGGCATCCTATGAGGTCAAATTTAATGTTTTTGTAGATCAAATAGCTTTTGTCGATCATCCTTATATTTTTCAAACTGGATGTTCGCCTGATGGAATAATTGGTGATGATGGATTATTAGAACTAAAAGTGCCTAATCCTTCGAACCATATCGCATCCTTTTTGGATGATGGTAGAGAATTGCGCCAAAAGTATTATGCTCAAACGCAATGGCAAATGGCTTGTATGCCAGAACGAAAGTGGGTTGATCTAGTTTCTTTTGATCCTGACTTAGATATAGACTTACAACTGTTTGTAATTAAGATTCCTCGTGACGATGAATTTATTAAAATGGCAGAAGAAGCTGTGATAGCTTTTAATGACGAAATAACAACTACAATTTTAAAACTAAAGGAAATTAAAAATGGCAATAACACATGATTTAATCGCTAAAGGTGAAACTTATACTAATAAAGATGGTGAAGAAAAAGTAAAATGGATTCGCTGTGGTGTAGCAATGGATACAAAAAGCGGTGGCAAAGCACTAAAAATTGAATCACTTCCAGTTAATTTTGATGGATGGTTACAGATGCGCGAACCATTACCAAAGGAAAGTTATAAACCCAATCAATCGAAATCAGGTCAAAGTTTTGCTGACTTAGAAGATGACATTAATTTTTAGGTTTGTTTCATGATATTACTGATGTTACTTCTATTAGGTTTATAGATAATAATTAAATAGCAATTTTGCTGGAATTTTTAAAGGACAATATTATGTGGACTAAACCTGCTGCTACTGAAATGCGTTTCGGTTTTGAAGTAACAATGTATGTAATGAACAAGTAATTTGTATTACATGTATTACAACTTATTATCTATTCGATGCGGTAGCTAGGAAACAGCTTGAATCGTTTAAAAGGGATAATATTTTAAAAGCACCAAAGAAGGGGATTTAGTTCCCCTTTTTTATAGTTTGTAAACTTTTCCTCTAAAAACAGCTTCAGTATCGGATATGACTTCAACTAATTCAGGTGGTAATAATTTATTTTTATAGAAAGATAATACTGCAAATCCTGATCGCCAATTTTTAGGACCATCTTCTGTGTAATTTAAAAATTGATCGCCATCAATATCAGCTAGAGTTCCAGTATCAACTCCATAGCGTGTGCCATTGTAATCAGTATAAGGATTAATTTTAAGAGAATGTAAATGCCCAGTAACCATACTAACACCCGATCCTAAAGTGTTATTGTGCGTAGCATGAACACCACCCTTCCAACGATGCTTAATACATACATCATTATTAATCCAAGTTGCCCAACAAGGTTTCCATTCAGGGAAATGATCTTTTAAATGAAAGCCATCAACAAATTCATATTGGGGTGCTTGTGCCGCTAATAGTGTTTCAAACCTAGAATCGTGATTACCTAATGTCCAGGTCAACTGAACTTTGTTTTTATTTTTCTTAGCTGTTTCTGCAATAAAGCCAAGCATTTCTTTACACGCATCAAGTTCTTGAATTACAGTTGGTCTATTTTCTAAAAATCCTATTCTGCCATGTCGAGATATACTTGCGCCATCAAAAGCATCCCCATTACATACCACCAACTGAGGTTTAAGTTCTTCGATAAGTTTAATAAGTGCTTTGTAGGCAGTGGATGGTTCATTATCCCAAAAATGGGCATCTGAGAACACAATGACTGTTCCATTTTCTATTGGAACAACTATCCTGGATGAATGTTTTTCTATAACTGTATTAGATTCATCTACATTTAATTCTAATCCGTATTTGATTTCGATGTGTCTTCTACGCTCATAAACTGAGCGGATATTTATTCCGCTATAGACTGATATTTTTAAAGGGGATTTATATTGTTTCCATAATTTAATAAATTCATCATCGCTTAATATTTTAGCTACCATATTTTGTCCTATAAAATTTACTTATCGACTTTCTTATCCAACCTCTCAAATAATTTGTCTAGCATATCATCAATTCGATCTAGCCTTTGATCTAAATCATGTTTTCTTACATATTTAGTTGGCAATTCAATTTCTAATTTTTGCAAATCGTTTTTTAAAGTTTGTACTGCATCCCACATTTGTCGAACAAACCATCCGCAAACAGATAGACCAATACCAATAAGAATATTTACTATTTCTTGATTTTCCATGATTAATTTAATTGTGCTTGTTTAGTTGCTAAATACATATTACCATCACTAAAAATGGTGGTAATAGTTCCATCGTTTAATGTAATTTGAAAGTTGTTGTCTATTGTTATAATATCAACAATAGTTCTGCCGATTAGATCATCAAAGTTTTCGGGTTCTAATGTCATCATAATGGATATACCAAATCAACTTCATCCCCTACAGTTAGTCCACTAGCAAAAATTACGCTAGTTCCGCTTGTTACAGTTACATCTGATCCATTACGCATTTTAACACCATTTGCATAAACTTCTATTTTATTTGCAGTATATGTTTGGCTTGGAGTAAATGTAGTTTGTGATGCAGTTGCAGTAAATGTATCGTAGATAATGTTTTGAATACCACCTGAACTTCCATTTGCAGCAGCAGTAATACGACCTTTAGAATCAACTGTAATGTTTGCTGATGTATATGATCCAGGTGTAACTGCTGTATCTGATAAAGTTGTTGCATTTCCAACTGAAGTAACATCACCAGTTAAATTGGCATTAGTTGTAACAGTTGCCGCATTGCCAGTTGTATCAGCATTGATAGTTGCAGGTAAAGATAAAGTAACTGCACCAGTTGAAGCTGATACATCAATTTCACTAGCTGTGCCAGTTAATGATGTAACACCTGTATTATCAATAGTGATTGCACCACCTGTTGTTTCGGTGATGCTAATAGCAGTTCCATCAGTTAAATTAATATTTGACCAATAACCACCTGTTTGATTGTAGCTTAATAATTGACCGCCAGTAGGACTTGTTACTTCAACATTACCAATATCACTTAAATTAAGACCTACACCTAATTTAACAATAAATGAACCTGCGCCACCTGCTGCTGCATTAATAACAGTTCCAACAAATAATTTAATGTTTGGTGCAACTGGTTCTGTTTTTGTTAATCCGCCTGTAACTGGATTGTAATAAATGTCATCGTTGTCTGCCCAAGTTTCACCATAAGCAGTTCCGTTAGTTGTAATGTTACGAACTACTCCATAAGTAGTAACTCTGCCCCAACTATTTAATGCAATATCTTCAGTAGCGCATCCAATAATTTGGTCGTAATCTGTAATGCCTGAAACTGCTGGC